AAAACTAGAGACAACTACAACAGGCGTAGATATTACCGGCACAGCAACGGCCACTACATTCTCAGGCCCACTATCCGGTAACGCTACAACAGCCACAACCCTAGAAACGGCAAGAACAATCAACGGCGTGTCGTTCAACGGTTCTGCAAATATTACTGTAGCTGACGCAACCAAACTGCCTCTAGCTGGCGGTACGATTACTGGTGCGCTCACTCTGTCGCAGGATGGGCAGGATGTATTAAATTTTTCTGCAAATGACACTAATGATTCTCGCGGTATATCTTTTAATAGTCGCACTGCTCTTAGCGCCGACTATAACGATGGTTACCTACGGTTAAATCAGCTTGGAGAGTTTACCAACGGGGTCTACACTCCATATGTTATAAGAGCAGACGGAGGTTTCAACGGTAACGCAACTACCGCCACTACGCTCGCAACAGCTCGTACAATCAACGGCGTTTCGTTTAATGGCTCTGCAAATATTACTGTAGCTGACGCGACCAAACTGCCTCTTACTGGCGGGACTCTTACTGGTGGTTTAACTGGAACAACAGGTGCTTTTAGCACTAGCCTAAGCCTTGGCTCAGAGGTTGTTCTTTCTGAGTCTACAGATCGCGCTGATTTGCTACAGATTTCTTCTACTACATCAACTTGGGGAGGCTTACAAATCCGTAACTCCTCAAATGAAGGCCGATGGTCTTTCATGACTGATGGCGAACAAGCTGGGATATATAACGACGAAGATAGCCAGTGGCATGTTTTGATGACTGAAGCTGCGGGCATAGCTTTATATTATTCCAATGCTGTAAAATTTGCGACAACTAGCGCTGGCGTCAACATCACCGGAACCGCCACAGCCACAGCATTCTCTGGGCCTCTGTCTGGTAACGCTACAACAGCCACAACCCTACAAACGGCAAGAACAATCAACGGCGTTAGCTTTAACGGCTCAGCAAATATTACCGTAGCTGACGCGACCAAACTGCCTTTAACTGGCGGTACGTTGACTGGTGACGTAGTAATTAGCAAAGCTGATGCTAAAGTAAGGCTTTACGATTCAACAGGCACTAGCGGAAACAATCCATTTGTTGAATTTGATACAACAGCAAACCAAGGAATAGCCATAGAGTTAAATGTATACGACAATGAACTTCCTGTCACAGGATATGGTCTGGTAGTAGGCCCATCAACAACTAATACTCAATTTCCTACAACTGGAACTTTATCGTTTAATGTTTTAGGCGAGATGTATACCGGTGGCACGACACTTGGTTCTTTAAACAAAGTATTCCACGACGGCTACCACCCCAACGCCGACACTCTAACCACAGCCCGCACAATCAACGGCGTTAGCTTTAACGGCTCTGCCAATATTACTGTTGCCGCAAATACCACTAATACGCTTACTCGTGGTACATATTTAACAGGCTCCAACTTTAACGGCTCCGCTGCTACCACGTGGGCTGTAGACGCCACAACAGCAGCAACAGCAAGTAAGATCGTAGCTCGTGACGGAAATGGCTACGTATTTGCGAGTTACTATAATTCTGTGGGCACCTTCAATACTACCGGCGTTACTTCTGGTATGGGTATTTTTACGGGAACTAACGGCACAGATACCTACGGGCGTTCTTACACGGCTCAAGCTGCCGCTACGCTGTTATCTGGTTCTACAATGAACATTGCGGGCAACGCCACAACTGCTACCACCCTACAAACGGCTCGTACAATCAACGGTGTGTCATTCGACGGCTCTGCAAACATCACCGTAGCTGACGATACTAAACTGCCTTTAACTGGCGGTACCGCCACAGGAACAATAGTAGCTCCGACATTCAACGCGACCAGCACCACAAGTGGCGGCTTTCAAGGTATTGATGCAGACAGTAACACGAGTCCTTCGTTTACTTGGAGTGCCGACTTAAACACAGGAATGTACCGAGCCACTACTGATAGGATAGGTTTCACTGCTGGCGGTAATAATGAGTTTCTTATCTACACTTCTTATACCTATTCGCCCGGTTCCTCCCGTGCGCCGATCTTCTACGATTCAAACAGCACAGCCTATTATATAAACCCAAACAGTACCACGACATCAGGGAACTTTGCGGGAACACTGGTTTGTAAAAATGTAGATGAAAATATTTATTCTAATAGTGGTACGACTTTAAACCCCAACCTCGGTGCTATTCAGTATAAGACTCTAGCAGCCAATACTACTTTTACAGATTCTGTTGATAGTGGCGAGTCAATGACACTGCGTTTAAACGGCGGTGCGACATACACGGTTACTTGGCCGACTATGACGTGGATTACTTCCGGCGGAAACGTAGCGCCTACACTCAATGGCACTCAGGATGTCCTTGTGTTCTGGAAAATAAATACAAACCTGTATGGAGCGTATGTAGGCTACGGAGCGTAAGGGAGAAGCATAATGTTAGGTTTTTACCCTATAGCTTCAGCCCCTATAGCAGATGATGCGAATGTCTCTGTTAGCGTAACCCTATCCGGCGTTCAGGCTACGGGGCAACTTGGTACGGCTGCTGTCTATGCAGAGGCCATCGTTAATGTCTCTGGGGTATCTGCTACTACGACGCTTGGCAATATTGCGGTAGAAGCGGACGGGGCTGTTCAGGCTCTTGGTAATGCGGCTACAGCCATTGCGGGATCAGTTACGGTTGACGCGGAAGCCGTTGTTAATGCTACGGGTGTTGCGGGCACGGGCGCTGTTGGTTCTGTAATAGCTAAGAGCGAAAAGATTGTCTTTGTAACGGGTGTTCAGGGTTCTGGCGCTGTTGGGACCGTAACTGTCGAAGAGAGCGTTGCATTCTCGGTTACCGGCGTTCAGGGTACTACTGCTCTTGGTACTGCGGCTGTTCAGGCTGATGCTAATATCTCTACTACAGGGGTTCAGGGCACAGCCGCTCTTGGCAACACCGTAGTAGAAGCAGACGCCTCAGTATTTGCTTTAGGTAACGCCGCTACCGGAGTGGTTGGCACAGTTGCAGTAGAGGCCGATTCTATTGTTTCGGTTACAGGTGTTCAAGGTACTGCCGCCCTTGGTACTGCAAGCGTTATAGCTGAAGCAAATGTCTTCGTTACTGGGGTTGAAGCCCCGGGCCAGACTGGTTCGGTTGAAGTAACCGGTATCGCTGTAGTAGATGTTACCGGCGTAGTAGGCACTACTGCACTAGGCAATGTTTCTTTAGTAACCAATAATATTATTTCTGTAACAGGGTTAGAAGCTACAGGGGCACTAGGTAGCGTTGCAGTAGAGGCTGACGCCAATGTAAGCACCGCCGGATTAGAAGCCACAGGCGCGATAGGTACCGTCGCTGTAATAGGTGAAGCAGTCGTTGCAGTTACTGGAGTTGAGGCCACTGTAGCACTAGGTACCCCAGCGATTGAAGCAGACGCCACGGTCCTTGTTAGCGGTGTAGGAGCCACGGGCGCTACGGGTAGTGTTGTAGTAGAAGCCGGTGCCGATGTAGATACTACAGGCTTAGAAGCCACTGGTCAGACTGGAACGGTTGGGGTAACAGGCACAGCAGTTGTTGCAGTTACTGGAGTGGTGGGAACCACAGTCCTTGGCGAAGAAACCGTCACTGCCGACGCTAATGTAGCTGTTACGGGGGTTCAGGGTACTACTCAGTTAGGTACAGTAACCCAGATAACCAACAACATAATTGACGTTACGGGCCTACAGGCCACTGCTCAACTCGGCACGGCTACAGCAAAAGCGGACGCTAATGCGTACGTAACAGGCGTTCAAGGCACTACCGCACTAGGTGAGACAACAGAAACAGGTACGGCCACAGTGTACGCCATTGGCGTACAGGCCACGGGTAGAATAGGAAATGTGTTAGTATGGGGGGAAATAGTCCCCGATCAGAATGCCGAATGGGCAAACGTAGATGATAACCAAACACCTAATTGGAACGCTATAGCCGCCAGCCAAACACCGAACTGGGCGGACGTAGACGATGACCAAACACCGGGCTGGACTGAAGTAGAGGGCAGCCAAACACCAACTTGGACGGAGATAGCAGCATGAAGACAGTAAAGGAAGCCGTACAACTGGGCGATGTAATCGACCCAAAGCACGAAATTGAAGTGGTTTGTGGCAACTGCGGGTATGACGTAGATGCAGAAGAACTAGAGGCGGACACTTGCTCAGATTGCGGCGAAGCACTAAACTTACGCCAGAATACAAAGATTTACGCGACAAGCATACCGCCCGCTGGCGGAAGCACATTAGTATAACTGGGGTGCCCAAATGGCTACTTATGTAAACAACTTACGGCTAAAAGAAATCACCACGGGTGATGAAGACGGCACTTGGGGCACCAGTACTAATACTAACCTTGAGCTGATTACCGACGGTTTTAGCTACGGTACAAAAGAAATTGCCGCTGACGCTAACGAAACCTTTACCATGCCGGACGCTACGGCGGACGACACTCGTTCTTTTTACCTGAAGATTACTTCTGCTGTATCTCTTACCGCTACTCGTGAGGTAACACTTGGTCCAAATACCATTAGCAAGGTGTGGATGATTGAGAACGCTACTTCAGGCAGCCAGATTATTACGATCAGACAGGATTCTGGGGCTACGGTAGACGTACCCAACGGCTCTAAAGTTATGGTCGTCACAGATGGCGCGGGAGCAGGCGCTGCGGTTTTTAATGCTAACCCCACCGAAATTGGGGGTACGGTAACAAGCGTAGGCGGCACAGGCACAGTTAATGGAATTAGTCTTTCTGGTACTGTAACTAGTTCAGGCAACCTCACATTAGGCGGTGCTTTAACAGGGGTAAACTTAGCCTCACAAGTAACTGGCACTCTTCCTGTAGCTAACGGCGGTACAGGCGTAACTTCGTCTACTGGCACTGGGGCTGTGGTTCTTTCTACAAGTCCTACACTTACTACTCCAAATCTCGGCACCCCTTCTGCGGCCACTCTGACCAATGCCACGGGGCTTCCAATTATTGCAGGTACTACGGGCACGTTATCTGTTGCTAGGGGTGGCACAGGCGTAACTTTATCTACTGGCACTGGGGCTGTGGTTCTTTCTACAAGCCCTGTACTTACTACGCCAGATATAGGCACACCTTCAGCGGCTACTTTGACCAATGCCACTGGCCTTCCCATTATTACAGGCACTACGGGAACTTTATCTGTTGCCCGAGGCGGTACAGGCTCAACTACAGCCCCCGGTGCTTTAACTAACTTTGGTCTTACAGCTACTGCTACAGAGCTGAACTACACTGACGGTGTTACTAGCAACATCCAGACTCAGTTAAACGCAAAAGGCGTTGGATCAGTAACAAGCGTAGGCGGCACAGGCACTGTAAATGGCCTGACCATGTCAGGCACGGTAACTACGTCTGGAAGTCTGACCCTTGGGGGTACGCTTGCAATCAACAACTCTGACTGGTCTGGCACTGATTTATCTCTCGCCAACGGTGGTACAGGCGCTTCACTGGTAGACCCTAATGCGGACCGTATCTTCTTCTGGGACGACTCAGCGGGGACAGCCGCTTGGTTAACTGTAGGCTCTGGGCTTCAGATTAACGGAACTTCCCTTGAAAACACTCAGTCTGGAGGCTCAGTTACTAGTGTAGCAGGCACAGGCAGTGTAAATGGTCTGACTCTGACAGGTACAGTAACCACCGCAGGCAGCCTAACCCTTGGCGGTACGCTAACAATCAACAACGCTAACTGGTCTGGCACTGATTTATCTCTTGCCAACGGCGGTACAGGTGCTTCATTAGTAGACCCTAATGCGGACCGCCTCTTTTTCTGGGATGACTCTGTTGGATCGACAGCGTTCCTCACCGTAGGTTCAGGACTTCAGATTTCAGGTACTACTCTCTCCGCTACAGATGCGGGGGGTACGGTTACAAGTGTTGCTGTTTCTGGTGGCACTACGGGTCTGACCACTTCAGGCGGCCCAATTACTGGCTCAGGCACAATAACACTTGCGGGTACTCTTGCTATCGCTAACGGCGGTACAGGCTCCGCAACGGCTTCGGGCGCACTAGCAAATCTGGGACTTACAGCCAATGCGGCTGAAATTAATGTCTTGAACGGCATCACCGCCAACACTACCGAGCTGAACTACACTGACGGCGTTACTAGCAACATTCAGACTCAGCTAAATGCTAAGGGTGTGGGGTCTGTTACTAGCGTAGGCGGCACTGGAACTGTTCAAGGTTTAACTTTATCGGGCACTGTTACTAGTTCGGGTAATCTAACTCTTGGTGGGTCTTTATCGGATATAAACCTTACCTCTCAAGTTACAGGAACTTTACCGGTCGCTAATGGCGGTACTGGGGTAACTTCTTCTACGGGTACGGGTTCGGTAGTCTTGTCTTCCGCCCCTACAATAACTAGCCTAGCTTTAGATGGCGCTTATTCTGAAGAGGTTTACGCCCTCTCAGGCACAGCACTAGACCCCGCTAATGGTACGCTGCAAACTAAGACTTTAGCGGCTAATACGACTTTTACTGAGTCTTTAACCTCTGGAGAATCTATGGTCCTTATGCTACTCGCCGGAGCATCGTACACCGTGACTTGGCCTACAATCACTTGGGTTACTTCAGCGGGTAATGTCGCACCTACACTCACAGCGAACGACACCATCGTATTGTGGAAGATTTCAACAACCCTCTACGGTGCCTACGCAGGGAGCTACGCATAATGTTGGCTAGAAAATTACTAGAAGCAGCAGGTAATGCAGGTGGTGAGTCTCTGTATGTTGAGGATGTCTTCTCGACTTATTTGTATACGGGTACTGGAAGTAATCAGACTATAACAAACGGAATTGATTTTTCTGGCGACGGTGGGCTTGTTTGGTTAAAAAATAGAGATAGTACTGGAACTAACAATGTCTTGATAAATACTGAAAGAGGGGGAGGAAAACTTTTATACTCTAATAGCGCTGACTCGGAGCTAGATTTCACTGGCGTTTACGGAGTTACGTTCAACAATAATGGATTTACTCTACTTGATACCTATACTGGGTATAACACTTCTGGTCAAGAAGCAGTTTCATGGTCATTCCGCAAGGCTGCGAAGTTTTTTGATGTTGTGACTTATACAGGAAATGGGACTGCTGGTAGAACTGTTAGTCATAGTCTTGGAAGCGTTCCGGGCTGTATTATAGTTAAAAGCACTGGGGCTAATAATTGGCAAGTTTATCACAACGGACTTACATCGGCTGCTTACAGCATATGGTTAAATAGTACCAGTGCAGAAGTCTCAGCCCCAACCGTCTGGAATAGCACTGCTCCTACAAGCACTGTATTTACTGTGGGTAGTTCAGGCTTAGTAAATAATTCTGGGACAACTTATGTAGCCTACCTATTCGCCTCAGACGCAGGAGGCTTTGGAGACGATGGCGAAGACAGTATTATTAAGTGTGGGAGTTATACTGGTACTGGGGCTACCGGAAACAATGTGACTCTAGGATATGAGCCGCAGTGGCTAATGCTTAAGGCTGCTGACCGCACACAGGACTGGTTTATGTTTGATGTTATGCGAGGCATGACAGCCGTTGGCGGCCTTGAAGAATATTTACAGGCAAATTCTAGTGGAGCAGCAGGTAGCGGCGCATTTGGAATTAATTCAACATCCACGGGGTTTTGCGTTAACAACGTAGGGACGTCTTTCAATGCAAGCGGGGAAAAATACATCTACATAGCCATACGCCGCCCAATGAAGACTCCTGAGTCTGGGACTGAGGTTTATACCGCTATCAACCGAACGGGAACTGCTGCTGCTGCTGCCGTGACAGGGGTAGGTTTTGCACCTGATATTGTTATTGCACAACAGAGATCAGGTTCGGCCATTGCTGGTAACGGTTGGATTGACAGGGTCCGTGGCACCACTCAAATGCTTTCGGCAACTTATACTGCATCCGAGGCTGACTATGGAAGCCCCAATAGCAACAGCGTCACTTCTTTTGGTATGGATGGGGTAAACTACGGGCCAGACACTCAGTTTGCCAGATTTAATTACCAGCCATTCCCCCATATCAACTACTTCTTCCGTCGCGCCCCCGGCTTCTTTGATGTGGTTGCTTATACTTCGACTACTTCAGCGATAAACCACAATTTAGGCGTAAGTCCAGAGCTTGTTATTTACAAATCAAGGACAACAGGCACATGGTTTGCGATGGTAGCTACTGACGGTTTTGGAGAGTTAAACAGCGGCGGCGCTTGGGGAGGCGCGGGTAACGGAAGCGGTCTTGGCCCAAACTTAGCAAACGCCACAGCTACTACAATTACAGGCGCAGGAAACTTATACGGTAACGGTGTCTCAATGGTTACCTACCTCTTCGCCACACTAGCAGGAGTCAGTAAAGTAGGCAGCTACACAGGCACAGCGGCTACCCTAAACGTAGACTGTGGCTTTAGCGCAGGTGCTAGATTCATCCTTATCAAGCGTACAGACTCTACTGGCGACTGGTACGTCTGGGACAGCGTAAGAGGCATTGTTGCAGGTAACGATCCGTATCTGCTCTTGAACTCCACAGCCGCAGAAGTCACTAACACGGACTACATTGACCCACTAGCAAGTGGCTTTACAGTAACATCAACTGCTCCTGCTGCGCTTAACGCCAGTGGCGGCAACTACATCTTCTTAGCAATAGCATAGGAACTATTATGGAATATCGTATTCAATCAACTGGCGAAGTCAAAACTCAAGGCGAAGTCAGAAGAATGCACAGCAACACATCACTGCCGCGAGTGTGGGACGCTAACGTTTGCTCCGCTCTTGGCATAGACCCAGTATTTATTACGCCTAAGCCCGAAGTGACAGGCTACACACAGGCTGTCCGTGACGGTGTTACACAGGACGCTAACGGTAACTGGGTACAGGCGTGGTCAGTAGTGGATATGTTTACTGACTACACAGACGATGAAGGCGTAGCACACACCAAGGCAGAGCAGGAGGCGGAATACCAAGCCCGTTTAGACGCAGAAGCTGCGGACGGTGCCAGAACTTCACGTGATGCTAAGTTAGCCGAGACTGACTGGATGGCGCTTACAGATGTTACTATGCCTACTGAAATAGCAGTTTACAGACAGACTCTGCGAGACATAACAGATCAGGATGGGTTCCCACATACCATCACATGGCCGACTAAACCATAACCAACGAAGGTATATCAAATGACAAAAGAAAATAAAGCGTCAACGATTACCATCGACGATGTTGAACATGACATTGAGTCGATGACCGACCAACAGAAGGCAATGATTAACCACATTGCTGACCTAGACCGCAAGATGGGTACTACCCAGTTCAATCTGGACCAGTTGGCGGTAGGGAGGCAGGCTTTTGTAGGCATGTTGAAAGAGTCGCTTGCATCGACTGAGGAAGAATAAAGATGGCAATCACCTACACTTGGAAAGTGACCGACATGGCAGTTCGTAATAAGACCGTGGACGGCACTACCTACGACGAAACTGTAGTCCAGACGTTCTGGGAAAAAATAGGTACTGATGAAAACGGTAATACCGGAATGTTCGCTGGAGCAACCCCATTTGATTACAAACCAGAGTCCTCGACGTTTATTCCTTTTTCAGAATTGACCGAAGAGATTGTTGTCGGTTGGATTCAAGGTGTGGTTGTCGGACGCTATGAAGAGCATGTGAATGAGCAAATCCAGAAAGAAATAGACGAAAAAATAAATCCAGTTGCTGATCCCGGTTTGCCTTGGGCGACGGAATAACTAGGATGAAAAATGACGCACCTATTTTTGTTAATGGTACTGGTCAACGGCCAAGTACAGTCTTCGGACATGTATTTCTATGACATTCATAGGTGCAACTATTTTGCAAACGCAATTGTTAGGGGGAAGGTAGAACGGACACTTAGATACGAGCCGAGAGGTGTGGCCCTTGCAGCTTATTGTTTACCTAAATTTGTAGACCCCGAGGCAGTGAGGCCGTACTAATGGACCCGTTAACCATAACCGCTTGTATATCTGGCGCAACTAAAGCCTACAACTTGATTAACAAAGCGGTTAACGCCGGGCGTGAGATAGAGGATACAGCACAGTACATAGGCAAGTTCTTTGATTCTAAAGAGAAGCTTCTTGAGATAGAAAAAGAGAATCAGCATGGCCCTAAGTTCATGCGTGGCTCGTCGGTAGAAGCCCAAGCCCTAGAAATACAGATGGCGAAGCACAAGACGCAGCAGATGGAAATGAGGTTGCGAGAGATGATAGTGGTCTACGGGCCGGGTGAGGCTTTCTACAACGAGATGATGAAGACTAGGCGCAGTATACGAAGACTTCGCCTTGAAGCCGCAGAGGCTAGGGCTAAACGAAAACGATTTATAATTGACGGCGCTCTTATCCTCCTAATGACGGGAGCGACAATGGGCATAATTTTTTGGATGGTCGGCTTAGTAGTAGGATAGGGCGATGGATTATCAGGTAGTATTTAACGTAGGCATTGCTCTAGTCGGTTTTATTGGCGGCTGGATGGTTAATCGTGTATTTGTCCTATTAGATAGGATTGACGCAGAGATGAAAGCTATCCCAATGCAATACGTGTCCAAAGAAGATTACCGTGATGACATACGAGAAGTCAAAGAGATGCTCGGTGCGATCTTTAAACGACTTGAGACCAAAGCTGACAAATAGGAGTCCGCATGAAATACATTAAAGTGATAGGCAAGTTTGTTAAATCTAAATTTATGAGCGCCACAGAAGAGCAAGCAACTGTTGTTGTTCTTTTAACTGCGTTCATTCTAATAGCGTTAGCGGTTAATTAAATGCTGTCCTCACTTAGCGCCCTGATTGGGCCTGTCTCGGCTATCTTGGATAAAGTAATTCCAGATAAAGACCTGCGTGAGAAGCTGTCGCACGAAATTGCGACTATGGCCGATAAGCAGATGTCCGCTCAGATCGAGGTCAACAAGATAGAAGCTGCCCATAAGAACCTGTTTGTAGCGGGGTGGCGTCCGGCTATCGGTTGGATATGCGGATTAGCCTTACTGTACTCCACCATAGTATCTCCAATCTTAGGCATATGGTTTACTGTCCCTGAAGTAGATACATCGCTTTTGACCACAGTGCTAATGGGCATGCTCGGCTTAGGCGCTATGCGTACTTTTGAGAAAACCAAAGGCGTTAGCAGAGAGAAGTAAATGCAAAAACTACTTGAGATGCTCAAGCGCCATGAGGGCGTAAGGTCGCACGTTTACCTGTGTTCTGCTGGGTACGAAACCATTGGGGTGGGGCGAAATATCTCGAAGTCCGGTATGGGTCTGTCAGACGATGAAGTGGATTACCTGCTAGAGAACGATATTGCACGTGTCATTAAGGAACTTTCTTCGGAATATCCGTGGTTTAACTCACTTGATGATGTGCGAAAAGATGCTATGATTGACATTAGTTTTAACCTTGGTGCCACTAGATTCCGTGGTTTCAAGCGCGCATTGGCAGCTATGGAAGTTGCCGACTATACAACCGCAGCAAAAGAGTTCCTAGATTCCAAATGGAGTCAGGACGTTAAGGGTCGTGCTACCGAACTCTGCTACATGATTGAGACGGGTAACTACCTATAATGAGGTTAAGAAATGCCGCTTCAGAAACTACAGTTCAAGCCCGGGGTTGACCGCGAGAATACGCGCTATGCTGCCGAAGGCGGTTGGTACGAGACCAACAAAGTGCGTTTCAGACGGGGTATGCCTCAGAAGATCGGTGGGTGGGTGCGCCTGTCTAGTGCTACTTTTCTTGGCGTCTGCCGGTCTATGCTCAACTGGGTTACTCTTGGCGGGCAAAATCTTGTTTCTGTAGGTACTAACCTCAAGTATTACATTGAGAAAGGTGGGGCTTATTTCGACATTACGCCTATCCGTAGCACAGTAGTTCTAACCAACCCCTTTACTACCTTTTTAGGCTCTGCGGTTGTCCGTGTAGATGATGTCGGTCATGGTGCACTTGGGGGCGACTTTGTTACGTTTAGCGGTGCTACAGCAGTGGGTGGGCTTACTCTTAATAACGAGTACCAGATAAACCTGATTGACGAAGATGCCTACACTATTACTGCCGAGACTACGGCTTCTTCTACTGCCACGGGCGGCGGGACTGTTACTGCGGCTTACCAGCTAAACACCGGTAGTGATATTTCCGTGCCATTTACTGGTTGGTCTGGCGGTACTTGGGGTGCGGGTACGTGGGGTTTTGGTGGTACTACAGACTCTCCTATCCGGCTTTGGAGCCAAGCTAACTTTGGCGAGGACCTGTTCTTTACTTATCGGGGCGGTGAGCTTTTCTACTGGGATGCAACCAACGGGGTTACTACTCGTGCGGTCTATGTGTCTTCGCTTGCCGGTGCGTCAGACGTTCCTGTCATAGTTAATAAGGCATTCGTGTCTGACATCTTCCGGTTTGCGTTTTGCTTTGGCGCGAACGATCTGGGTACTAGCACACTAGACCCTATGCTTATCCGTTGGTCTGACCAAGAAGACGTGGCTAACTGGACTCCCGCTGCCACTAACCAAGCAGGTAGCCTGCGTTTATCCCGTGGTAGTGAGATAATCACCGCTGTCCAAGCACGTCAGGAAGTTCTGGTTTGGACTGACACCGCCCTGTACGGCCTTCAGTATTTAGGTGCTCCAGAGGTTTGGGGTGCGCAGCTACTCGGTGACAACATCACCCTAGCAAGCCCGAACGCAGCGGTATACTCAGGCAACATTGCTTATTGGATGGGCACGGA